ATAGTGGATGTAAACATTTCTAGTTGTTCGCTCATGTCGGGATTCTCTTTCATTAGTCGGGTTTAATCTGGCCGCCTAGGCCTTCAATTGCCAAAATAACACATTCGGCGTAGTCATCTTGGCCACTTAGTTGAAAATCAATGAGCATGTTGCGCAAGCCTCGAATCAAGTGATCGTCACGGAACTTGCGTTCAACGTGCTTTGGTCGCGCAATTTCATCCAGCATGTCAAACACAGCCATTTGATATTTCATGCCACCTGCTTCAAGGATTAACTTGCGTGTTTCCTCGCTGACTTCGCCTTGATTCCATGCAACGCCTTCGCTCATTTTGCTGTTCTCCAGGGCGACCAGCCCGATCGTGTGAAAATTATTAGTCCAGCGCGCAAGTTAATTTGTGGGTCTAACAACATTTTGCATGAGGTCAGCAGGCCTGCTTTTTGTAGAAAACTGTTTGCGCCTTTGCACCAAAAACCGTTGATTTGCATTAGCCCATAAGAACCCGTCATAGGGTCTTTTAAGTTGTGGCTTAGGGCGTTTCCATTGCTCTCTCTAGTAATTACTTTGACCAACGTTGCATACTCCTCAACAGGCCAACCAAGGTTCACGGCCAGCGCTGCAAACTGTTCTGGGGCTGTCGAATACGGGTCAATAAACAGGGTACTGGTCGTTGTTGTGGGTGGCTCAATCAGGTAGGGGCGAACATCAATGGTTCGGCTAGGTTGCCCTGATTCGCTGTTTACAGGCCCTAGGGCGAGGGTAAACCCCCATAGTGCTGTAATCAGGCTGGCGATTATTTTGGGGGCTGTAAATGTCACATTTTCTCCAATTGGTACGGAACACCCCAACTGCCTTGGGCGTTCTTAAAAGCAAGTTGCGAATGCAACACGCGGCCGTTTTCGGGGTCACGGAAAATCTGAACCATGACCTGTTGACCGTCATCAAGTGAAGTCCTAAATACTTCGTAGTGGTAGGTCTTGTGATCCATGGTTTGTGGCCTTTCGTCGGTGCTTCCACCGTAGGCAACCCGTCAGGCTATTGCAAGGATTTCGCTTCTTTCCATTGCTGGACAAGGGCTGGAACACGGTCGCCGACGTAATAGTTGACGTGCCAAGGCTCGGAATCTAGTTCCCAAGTGAAACCGTACAGCGCGGCTGTGTCAGCCATGAACGCTAAACGCTCGGCTGATGCTTCGCTCACGTCAACAGACAAACCTAGATTGTGATTCGATTTTCCAGGTTGCGCGATCGGTGCTTTGCCTTTTTTCAAATACCAGTTTTTGCCCTGATAGACGCGAGGTTTTACGCCTTCAATTGGCACAAGTTGCATGCGGTCGTTCCATGCGATTGTTTGTGTTGCTAGTGATCGGTAGGTGTCAGCTGCCGATGTTGGTTTGAATGTTTTGATGCCATCGGCAAAGGCTCGATCACGCCATGCCATCCATGCTTGCGCGGCCAACAAATGCAATTTGCCGTACGGCTTTATTTCGGCAAGCAAGTTGATTGGCATTTCGCCTGGGGTTACATGTAGCAACGTTGCAGGCAAAACGATTTTGTGTTTATGCGGTACGGCCACGACCAAACGCCAAATCCTTTGGGTTTACATAACGCGCAATTACTGGCACAAGGGCGGCCAGCGCTGCTTTTCCTAGGTCGGCTGGGTCGGTGTTGCCTGTGGAATAAACAGCAATAACTGCTGCTACTACTGATCGGGCATAACTAGCCAACATTGCTTTGTCACTCTGCTTCATCGTCTTTGCCTTTCGCTTTGCTTTTTAATCCGTTGGATGCCAGTAAGCCTATTAGACCGCCTGACAATGTCATCAGCATTGGATTCAGCACAGAAAATGCTTCAGCGTCATTTGGTGCTTGTTCCAGTGGCTGGGTCACAAATAAAAGACCATAAAGCAAAGTAAAGATTGACCCAACAAACGCGCATGTCAAACCGATTCCAACTACCAGAATCAGGCGCGCTTTGATTTCGTCGTTTGTGTACTTAGCCACAGCGACCAGTTCCAATTTGTAAATCAGTTGAAACCACTACTGGTTCGTTGCCGGCATGAACACAGTTTTTTCGTTCACGATCGGCGCAGCCAGAACATCCCCACAAAACAACCGCGATTAGTGCGCCGTAGCCGATCAGATAACGCCAACGCATTAGGTTCAGGCTGGGCCAATGTCTTCAACAAGTAACAATGCTGGTCCAGCGACAGCAGCACTGCGACCCAAAACTGGTCCGCTAGCCGTGTTTGTAGTTTTTGCACAACCAACAATAGTTACTGAACCAGCACTAAATGTGCTGATAGATACAAGAGTTAGCGTTCCTGTATCTTGTATTCCCGATGTTTCGGCTCGCACAAAGCCCGTATTCAATAATGTGCCAGAAGCGTTAGTAACCCTAATTTGCGTATTTGTGATTTCGTTTGAGGTGCTTGATGTTTGGCATTGCGGTTCCATATAAGTAATTTTGTAATAACGATTCGCAATAGCCGTAAAAGTGACAGTCATACCTGTTGCAATTGCATACGATGCTGTTAACACGTAGTCCGTGTTGCTGGTCGCTTGCGCAACTATGCCAAAAGGGAAAGCGTTACATTCTGCAGCGGTTAAAACCTGCCCTGCTACAAACGTGTTATTTGGTGCGATTGCCATAGTGTCTCCTATCCTAAGACATTCAGGGCATCTAGTGTGCCATATGTTGGGTTATCTAAAATCAGTTCAAAAACAACAGTTGTAGGCGCAGTACTGATCAAAACCCTATGGCCAGAACTTAAATCTAGATAATGCTCGATGCCCTCAACGGACAATTCCTGGGCAAGTTCAGTTGTTCCTGTACCGCTGGCAAACGTTTTTTCAATGGTGATCGTGTTGCCAATATCAATAATGGCGACCGTATCTCGCTGGGCTGTAGTTAATGCCATGAACGCTGTTTCAACTGAAGTAAATCGGGCTTCAGGATCAGGATTTAACAAGTAACTGGCGGCGGTGTCAATGCTTCCTTGTTCGTGTAACAGGCTGTTTGTGATGCTTGATGTTTGAATGAAATATGTGGCGATTGATGCTGTTTCTTCAACTGTTGCCGTGTTGCCGTTTAATCCAGTGACCACGGATCGGTTGATTACAGCATCGGCTTCAAACGAAATACCTAAACCGTTGTAAGGAATATTTGTTCCGTCGTCATGGAAATCGGCCACCGATGCCGAAATGGTATTTCCTATGCGATTTTGAAATGTGAACACGCCTTCACGCGACATGAACACACGCCCAAATTCTGCTGTGTCGTTTATTTGCGAAACATAAGACAACACGTTTGTTCCAGCTGCGACCGTGTAATTCGCAGCATGGCCAAGGTTTACTGTGCCTGTTGCAATGTCTCGATTAGCGCCCGTTGGAAAATCCACTTCAGGCAGGCTCAAAACGGTTTCTAATCGTTCGCCTGATGTTTCGGCGGTGACGTTCAATTCGTCTAAGTAGGTTTGCGACAGCAAATAAAACTGATCAGCACAATACACAGTGACCGTGTCCAAACCGCCCAAAGCAAAGTTGTAATCATAATTGATAACAAAACCGCGAAAAAGTAGTTCTGGGTTATCGGCGTTGTCGTATCGAATCAGTTTGACTTCGCGCATTGGGGCAAGCCCCGGCACACTTTGATTCGTGTCATAAAACGGACTGTTTTCATCAAACGGGTTAAATATGCCCGACACGTCGAGAATTGTGAAAGCCATTGTTCCAGCGCTAAACGTGTCGCCAATGTCGCGACGGCCGCGCTTTACGCTTACCGATTGCGTTGATTCAATAACCGACGCAAATTGTGTTGTTCCATTCAACACATAATCTGGATTGTCTAAAATGCCTTTTAGCGCGTCATCCAACGTGAATGCGTCAAGAGTGAACCCTGTGTCAATTTGCAGGTCGTAGTTGCCAGCGTTTACAACTGGGAAGCCAGCCATCAGGCAATGTTCAGGGCAAGCGGCCCTGCACTCCGCGAATAGGCGCGCAACGCATTAACAACAGACTGACCAATTTCTGCGCTTGTTGCCAGACCGCCAGTGACATTGATGTTCACGTCACCGCCGCCGCCAGCGTTCATTTTGGACAATGGCACGACGGCTTCAGGGCCTGCTTCGCCGATCAATGCCAGCGTTGGTTTTGTGACGATTCCGCCTTCAGCCATTTTGGGTATGCCACCGCCAGCGATAGTTGTAATTATTCCGCTAATTGTTTCGGTAACGCGAACATCAATATCTACTGTTCGTTTCATTTTGGCCGCTATCGCATCCATTTTGGCCATTAATTTTGGTGTCATTTTGTCTAACGCGCCTTGAATGCCGTCAACCATTTGTTCAGCCGTATCGATGCCGCTTTGATACCACTTACTGGCCGCGTTCATGCCAACCTTTTCGGCGGCAGCATTTGCTGAATCCACAAGCGCGTTTGTTTCATCAATAGCGGCCTGACCGCCTGCGATCAACTGATCCGCAATGGCTGATCCCGCTTTTTGCCCTGATGCCAAAACCTGTGCCAATGCTTCTTTGGAAAGGTTGCTGTCCAGCAAAGATTGAATTTTGGCCGCATAACCAATAACCCCTGCAACCTGGCTTCGTAAACCGTCTAGGAATCCTGCGCCTGTTTCTTCTCCTGCTGTTTGTGCGTCACCAAAACTAAACGCCGATTTAATTGATTCGGAAACCTTTGTGGCAAAATCGGTGAACGCGGTTTTGGCGTCATCTAAAGCGTTTTTGGCTTCATCTAATGCTTGTTCTAAACCGTCTTTTAATGCTTGCGAATATGATTCAACTTCCTTTGTTGCGCCGCTCGCTGAACTAGCGGTGTCATCAAATCCTTTTTGCAACAGACCTTGGGCATCTGCCATTCGCATTGTTTGAGTTGGTGAAAATGCTCTATCCCATCCGCTACCGCGTTCATCATCAGAAAACCAATCACCAATTTTGATTAACCATCCGTAGGTGCTTCGGATTGGGTCAATGAGTCCCGCAATTTTGTCTGCCCATTTACCTAAAAAACCGATTGAAGTTTGTATTGGCGAAGGTAATTTTTTGAAAGCATCTGTGATGTTTAAAATTGCTGTATATGCTTCTTCAATTTTTGGGATAAGTTTTGTTCCCAATTGAATTTTCATGTTTTCAAATTCAGCGGTCAAAGTGCGTTGACTGTTAGCAAGGTTGTCGCTCGTGCGAGCAAAGTCACCTTGTGCATCCATTGTTTGTTTGTAAATTGCCGACTGTGCAGCCAAAATCTTTTGTTGTGCAGTTAATGCACCTTTGCCGTCATAAATGCCAAGTGTTAATGCTTCTTGTTTTAATGTTGCATCATTGAGCAAAACGCCATAACGGCGCAACGGTTCTGACTCACCGCGCAAAGCCGCACCAATGGCCTGCACGGCTTCCTCGGGGCTTGTGTTATTGAATGATGCCAGGTCAGTTGCAAGGGCTATAAAATCGGTTGTGAATATTGCTAAATCATCGCCTGCTAATCCAGCGGCTTTACCGAAAGTTCCAAACACTCCAGCGGCATTAAGAACAGCATTTTTTGATTGTCCAAGGTCTCGAGCGGCGCTGGCGGCAAAATCGTGAATACTTTTGGCGGCTTTACCAAAAACAACATTGACTTTGCCTGTTGCTTCCTGAAAATCTGATGCCGCTTTAATGGCTGGGGCAATAACAGAAGTAAACGCTGCAATAGCGGCAGTGGCAGGAACAACTGCACGTTGCAATAGGAACATTGCCTTTGAACCTGTGCCTTGCAATGCGGCAAATTCGGCTTTGGCGGCGTTGATGCCTTTCGGGTTGAATTCCGAAATGATTGGAATTTTAATTGCCATCAGTCACCAAATTTCTGTTTACGTCGCGCATAACATCGCCGACCAAGTCAACCACAGCGCCTTGAATTTGTATTGCATTTGATTCGTACGCTGGCCACATGGCCCGGGATGCGTTGCCATATCCCTTGCTCATTAAGTTTTGGACAAACTGGGATGATGCGTTGTTACGGCCTGCAATGTCAAAGATCGAGCCCCAGCCCGTGCGTTGCTGGATTACAAACACAGCGACTTCATCAGTTCTGCCTTTGCGCGTGTTGATCTTGGCGATCACACCTTTTTTGACTAGGCCACCATCCCAGCCCCCTAAACGTGCATGAGGGCGCGCCATGTGCGACAGGGGCGCTTCCGATGGGAACTTGGCTTTTGCCTGGGTGACAACAGGCTTCACAATGTCTTTGTAGCGCTTTGTGTATTCGCGACGCAGTTTTGGGTTGATCTTGTTTAACTCTTTAAGCGCTGCCTGTACCCCATACACGTTCACTGAAGTTGTTACGCTCATCGCCTTTTATCCTTTGACTGGTCATTCAAAACACTAATG